ACCTGTTACTCAACTTAAAGCCCTGATACAGACTTTTTGTTTTAATCTCAGGAAAACTCATAATAAAAAACAAATTTTATTTGGGAGACCTTATCACGGAGAAGAAGGTAAAGTTAAATTTACATTTGATCCTTTTTATAAATTTCTCAAAACTAATGATTGGGAAATTACTAAAGATCTGACCCATCAAATGTTAAAAAAGATGGATGGACTCTCACGAGAAAAATTCCATGTAGATGAAAACATTAAGAAATGGGTATATGTCGCTGATGTAGAAATAATTAAAAAAGAAACAATCGAACAAGACGATATGGATTTTACCCCTGGTGAAGAAGAAAGTCCTTACTGATGGATAAATTTTATAGAGAGAGAATTAAAATTATTGGAGGTCCAGGGTGTGGAAAAACTACAAAACTTTTAGAGATTTTAAAACATCAATTTAGAAACGGTTTAAAGCATGACCAAGTGGCCATGGTAGCTTTTGCACGGGCAACTGTTTTTCATTTACGAGAACGATGCAAAGATGAATTAAATTTCTCAGAAGATCAACAAGAAACTATTAAAACTATTCATTCTTACTGCAAGGATAAACTTAAAGATTGGGACGTCTTTACCTCAAGTCATAAAAGAGAATTTAAGAAAAAAATTAAAATCGATCCAGAAAACTGGGCAAAAATAGATACCACTGTTGATGATACAGAAGATAAAGAAGAGTTTGCGGTATGGACAGAGGGAGAAGATAAAAAATTAGGTTTAATATTACAACTCATTGGCCTAGCTCGTCACAACATGAGCAACGATCTTAAAGGTTTAATTGAGTATTATAACTTAAACCAGAGCCATGGCTTCGATAAGATACGTGAAGATGAAATTACACGCTACTATCATCTATATACTAAATTTAAAGACCAAAATAGCCTTATTGATTTTGAAGACATGCTTCACAAAGCTCTTCATCAGGATATTATTTTTCCTCCTTATAAAATTTTAATGGTGGATGAAGTTCAAGATCTTTCAAAGCTAGAATGGAAAGTAATTGCAAAATTGGCAAAAAAATCAGAAGAATTTTACATGGCTGGGGATGATGATCAAGCTATTTATCATTGGAAAGGATGTGATATTCGAATATTTCAAAAATGGTCGTGTCGACAAAAAATAATCCTTCCTCATACTCACAGATTGCCTAAGAAAATTTATACTCTAGCCCGTCGAGTGGTAGAAAATATTGAAACTCGTTTGGGAAATGATTACACATGCAGCCCCGCAAAAGAAAAAGAAGAAGGTATCCTGGATACCATTACTTCGCTCGATGAAATAGAAAGTAAAATCAAGGTGGGGGCCAATATGATTATGTGTGCCCGAAGTGCCACCAAGTGGCATCCTTTCGTTCGTTATTTAAAGAATAGAGGTTTAGTGTGGAAACAAAAAGGAAGTGATATGCATGGGAAAAAGTTTGTATCAAGCGTGAGCGATAAAGTACTTAAAACTATTACGGACTGGCGTTTATTGCAACAAGGTGGAGGAGTAGAAGGAAAAGCTGTTCAAAACTTAATATCACATTTCAAAGAAAATTTAATTACCCGGGGTAAAAAAGGAGCATTGACGGATACTAACCTTTGTCCTGAAGCCTTTAAAAATCCGGACAATAAATTTACTTTTCAAGAACTCCAGAAAAAATATCATGTGTTGGCTGACATTCATAAAGATTGGTTTGATGTATGTAAATTTACAAGTGATAGAGTTAAGACCCATAAAAAACCCAATGCCCTTTATGACAGTGCCGATGATTATAATAACTATTTAAAAATGGCTTATGACTTGGACCCTACATTTACTCAAACTGATATTCTAATCTCCACTATTCATGGGATTAAAGGAATGGAGAGAGATATCGTAGTGATGAATACTATTTGGACATGGCCTTCTTGGAAGAATTATTTATCCGGAACTCCACAGCAGATTGATGAAGAACTTCGGGTAGCTTACGTAGCAATTACAAGAGCCAAGCATGAACTTTATTTATATGAGCCTATGAAGGCTGTTAAAACGGAAAATTATTTTCCCTTTGGAGATTTATGAGCGAAGATTCTTTTCACAGAAGATGGAGACCTGACTGGGATGAGATTGAAAACCCTGACAATAATAGGAGAACATGAGTACATATAATAAACAAATTGGAGGAACTCATTATAGAAAAATGAAAATTCAGCCAAGTAAATTTGTGATTGAGAATAAATTGCTTTTTCCTGAAGGAAATGTTATTAAATATATCTGTAGACATAAGTATAAAGGAGGAAAGGAAGACTTACTAAAGGCGAAACATTTTATCGATATGATTATTGAAAGAGATTATTCTTAATGCAAGTGCCATTGTTTAGTGCAAAAACAGAGTGGTGCGCACCAACTAGTTTTCCAGATTTATCTAGCTATGATGAAATAGCTATTGACTTAGAAACCAAAGATCCAGACTTAGTTAAAAAAGGATCCTGTTCTACACGTGGAGGAGGAGATGTCGTAGGCATAGCGCTCGCTGTTAAAGATTGGTGTGGCTATTACCCTATTGCTCATGAAGGAGGAGGAAACCTGGATCGTAAACAAGTCCTCAAATGGTTTAAGGACGTGTTGAAAACTCCTGCTAAAAAAATATTTCACAACGCTGTGTATGATGTGTGTTGGATTAAAAGACTAGGGCTCACGCTCCACGGAACTATCATAGATACAATGATCGTGGCTTCACTCGTGAATGAAAATAAATTTAAATATGATTTAAATTCCGTTGCCAAAGAATATACAGGTATAGGAAAAAATGAAGCTGCTCTTCAATCCGCAGCCAGAGAGTGGGGAATAGATCCCAAAGCTGAAATGTATAAACTTCCTTCAATGTTTGTTGGAGAATATGCTGAAAGAGATGCTGAAATTACTTTAGCTTTATGGCAAGAATTTAAAAAAGAAATTGCATCACAAAATTTACATTCAATTGTTGAATTAGAAACCGATGTTTTACCTTGTGTGGTAGAGATGAAATGGAAAGGGGTGCGGATTAATGAAGATCAAGTAGCTGTTATAGAAAAAAAATTTAAAAAAACTTATGACGAGTGTTTAAAGTCTGTTGAAGCCAAAACAGGGATCTTTCCTGAGGTATGGGCCGCTCGCAGTATTGCTAAAGTTTGTGAAAAATTAGGTGTTAAAGATATGACAAGAACCGAAAAAACAAATGCTCCTTCTTTTACCAAAAATTATTTATCTAACCATTCTCATAGACTTATTAGAAACATCGCCACTGCTCGACAAATGGATAAATTAAGAAATAGTTTTATAGAAACTCTCAAAAATTATGTTGTTAAAGGAAGAATACATGCGGATATTAATCAATTAAGAGGAGATCAAGGAGGTACCTTAACAGGAAGACTAAGTTATTCTCATCCCAATCTTCAGCAACTTCCTAACTATAACGAGTATGGAACTGCAATACGTTCTATATTTTCACCTAACTCAGATGAAGAAAAATGGGGTTGTTTTGATTATTCCCAACAAGAACCACGCCTTGTGGTCCATTTTGCTTTACGCACGCCAGGAATTATCGGTGTGGACACTATGGCCAAAGCATTTCACGAAGATCCTTCCACGGATTTTCATCAAATAGTAGCGGACATCGCGGGTATAGGTAGAAAACGAGCTAAGACTATTAATCTAGGTTTATTTTACGGGATGGGTGTAGCAAAATTACAAGATCAATTAGGAATTAATGATGAGGAAGAAGCTAAAGAATTAATAAATAAATATCATTCCAAAGTTCCGTTTGTAAAACAATTAATGAAACAAACTATGAACCGAGCTCAAACTTCAGGACGTATTCGAACCATAGGAGGAAGACTGTGTAGATTTGATAAATGGGAACCAAAAGATTGGAACAGTAGAAAGTGGTATGATACCTGGAAAGAAGCAGCCGATGAAAATGGATCAGGTAACATTAGAAGAGCTTTCACCTATAAAGCTTTAAATAGATTAATTCAGGGAAGTGCTGCTGACATGACCAAGAAGGCTATGGTAAATTTATATAAAGAAGGAATTCTTCCTATGGTGCAAGTTCACGATGAATTAAATGTTTCAATTACAGATGATAAACAAGCTGCTAAGATTAAAAAGATAATGGAGGAAGCAGTTCTCCTTGAAATTCCTAACAAAGTAGACTATGAATGCGGAGAAAATTGGGGTAGTATTGATAAAGAAGGAGAAGAAGATGTTGACAAGAACTTCTTTTAATTAACCAGGAGGAACTATGGAAAAAATGAAACAACTTTGGGCATTGGCAAAAGCCAACCCTAAGATATCTATCGCTATAGCGGTAGTTGTTGTTGCCATCTATTTTTTGGCAAACTAGGATTTTATGTTGAATGGCTTACTTGAACGCAAACATTCCTGCGACGTATGCGCAGGTAAGAAGAGAATATCTATATGACCTTAAAGAGCACCATGGAGAAGTGGAAGACTGCTTACTCTTTGGCTTTGCATCGATTACAGGGCGTCCGATACTCTTTCATGCAATTATGGAAAACGGAGCTATATTCTACCGTTTGCCGATCTCTGCATTCATACAAAGAGGATTTGATGTCAAAGAGGTTCCTCGGATGCGACTTGACGAGCTGGAGTTATGGAATTGCTTTAGTTACTATCCTAGCGTTACTTCTTTTGATGTCTTGGACGGTCAGTCCGGTAAATTCATAGGAAAAGATAAAAAATGGTACGTCGGTGCGTACCTTTTTACGGTTGACTGGGCTCACCCAGAGAGTAATATAGTCGACACCGATCATTCGGAAATTCCGCACGAACATAAGTGCGCTCATGTATTGGCATTAGAAAATGGCAATTATGCGGCTCAGCCAAACAATAGATTAATATGGAGTATTCCATCTTTCACGGTGAAGGATGAAATTCCTTTTGACTGGAAGGTACAAACTTCCGAATGGAATGTAGAAGATAGTAGTAAATGGAAAACAGAAGATACTGATAAGTACTTCTATGATATTGAGGAGACTAAGGATGCTAAAGTGGATAAAAATAAAATTTGAAAAGCTTTGGAGTTATCTGAACAAAAATGACAAAGTGTAAAAATTGTTTGTGTGATTGTCACTGTAATGTAAGCGAACATTCAGATGCCAATGGTGTATGTGCATGCGAAAAATGTAATTGTAATCCTCAAGGAATTACAGTAAATAATGATGAGTGTCTCTCATGCCAA